TGCTGCAATAGCGGCAGGATTTGCGGGCGTAGCTCATTTGGCAGAGCGCCACCTTGCCAAGGTGGAGGTAGCGAGTTCGAATCTCGTCGCCCGCTCCAAAGACCCTCTTTCCGTATTGGAGAGAGGGTCGTCTATTCGGCTGGATGGGTTGATTTTGTCGAACGCAAATCAAAATAGAGGCTTGACAATCCAGAGGCAATGTGCTATTCTATATAAGCAGTCGAGAGAAAGTTCAATATCGCGGGGTAGAGCAGTTCGGTAGCTCGTCGGGCTCATAACCCGGAGGTCGTAGGTTCAAATCCTATCCCCGCAACCAATCAAATGTACGCCCACATTTACGGTGAAAGATCCGTCAGCGTGGGCGTATATTTTTGTTATATGCTGCCTCACGATCTGCTGCAGGTGTTCTTCGTCCCAATTTTCCACGCTGTCGCGGAGAAGCTGCTCTACGGCGGCAGGATCCACATGAGGACGGTCGGATTTGCGCTTTGCAATGATATCCTCCAGCTCGCTTTTGCGGACGCGGAGACGGTCAAGCTCGGATTTCAGCTCCGGCACATCGAGGCCGGAAAGGACCGCCTTCACGCCGTTCTGAATCTGGGTGCTGACCTGTACCAGCTCCGCCTTTTCGGCGGTCAGCTCCGGGCCTGCGCCGTTCACCTGATCGGCGATATACTTCGCGGTTTCGGAGAAATCAATATCCAGCAGGTACGCCTTCAGATGCTGGACAACAAAGGTTTCGATCTCGTTGGCGTTAATATTCTTCGCCTCGCAGGTGTGCGTGCGATATTTGTTCCCGCAGACATAATAGCTGGTGGAATAGCCTTTTGCATTCGTGCTGGTGTGACCCACATAGGCCGCGCCGCAGCATTCGCATTCAATCAGACCGGAGAGAAGATAGCTCCGGTTTTTTGCTTTATTCTGGGCATGTTTTTCCGTGTGATTCATTCTGTCCTGCACCCTTTCCCATGTTTTTTCATCAATGATCGGCGGAATGACGCCCTCCATGCGGATTACATTGGGGTTCGGCGTGCCTCCCGCCCATTTCCGCAGCAGCTTATAGCGCTTCTTGTTCCAGCTGTACACGCCGATATACCGCTCATTTCGCAGAATCTCATAAAAGCTGTTCTTACCGAATGGCCGCCCGCGCTTGCCGGTCAGACCCACAAGATGCTCCACCATGAAATTGACTGACTTTCCGTCAGCGTACCACCGGAAAATCTGCCGCACGGTGGCGGCCTCAGACGGGTTGATCACATAGCGCCCATCTTTCACATCATAGCCAAGCGGCGGAATGCCGCCCAGAAAAGCGCCCTCTCTGGCCTTTACGGCAACGCCGTCAAGGGATTTTTGACGGGTGCCCAATACTTCGGCCTGTCCCATGCCGACGGTCAGCAGCTCCAACAGGAAATCCTGCCCGTTTGTCAGGTCTCCCAGGCGCTGGCCGGTGGCGCTGATGACCTTTACACCCAGATACATCATCGCCTTGCGGAAGGTGAACCAGTCACCCACATCACGACTGCCGCGGGATACATCATAGATGCACACGGCTTCAAAACGGCCCGCCTTCGCATCTGCCAGCATGCGCTGGAAACCGGCACGATCCGCATTCGTGCCAGAACAGCCTTCGTCAGATACGGGTTACTTAGGACTAAAAAATAAAGCTCATAAAAGGCCGGGAGCAGGCTCATATTGCTGCATCAACAGGGCAAATTCATTTCTGCCGTGCAGGATGATCTCCATGCGGCAGTCCGGGTAGAGAATGACACGCTCCACAAGCTCATCTGCGATCTCGGCGGTCAGCGTTTCCAATTCGGTATAGGCTTTGTAGGCTTCAATGAAAGCACTGCCGTTGGAATCCGATTCCCGCCGATTCAGCTCTGCCGCACGAATCTGAGCGTCGATGGTCTGCATCTGTTCCGTGATCCCGGCCTTCTGAGAAAGGTACTCGTCTTTCCCGATGAGACCCTCGGCCAAGTGTTCATAGATATCCTGTAATCGTTTTTCACACTGGTTTTTCTGCCCTTGCAGCACAGCCAACTGCCGGATTCTCTGTCTGCCGTCATCCTTATGCCGCTGTCTGTCCAGCTCCATCAGCTTCTGCCAGTCAACCGCATATTGGGCATAGCAGCGGATCAGCGTCACCACCGCATCGTTCACATCCGTCTGCAAAACGCCTTCGGCAGAACAGCGGTATTCGGTCTCCAGCTTGGCGGTTGGGCAAAAATACTTCGGCTTATTTCCATTGTGCAACGACATGGAAAAACCGCAGGTTCCGCATTTTACCTTGCGACGCAGCAGATTACGCCCAGAATTTGCAGGAGGCTTTTCTCCGATACGTTTCATTTTTGCCTGTGCCGCTGCAAACAGTTCCCGTGATACGATGCTTTCGTGCATGTTCTCCGCAACAATCCAGTCCGTGCGGTCTTTCTTGACCGTATGAACATTTCCAATCAGGTCCCGTTCCCGTTTCCCGAAAATGTTTGACCCAATATAGCGTTCATCACAAACCATATTCGTGATCGTAGCCGGAATCCAGAAGTTGTCCTCATGGATGCTGGGCCAACGGTCACGACTGCACCCCGCCTCACGCTTATAGAGCATGGGAGACCGTACTCCTTCACGGTTCAGCATCGCTGCAATTCGGATCGGAGGGGTTCCGTCCGCCACCAACTGAAAGATGCGTCTGACCGTTTCTGCGGCCTCCGGGTCAGGCAGCAGTCGGTTTTTATCCTCTGGGTCTTTAACAAACCCGTATGGCGCAAAGGGAGAAATGAACAGTCCTTTTTCCGCTCGTTGTCTTTTTGCCGATCTTACTTTTCGGGACAGTTCACGGCTGTAAAGGTCGTAAATCAGGGTCTTGAACGAGGTGTCCAGACTGTCAATGTCCTGCGGTCGGCTGCTGTCAAAGCCGTCGTTCACGGCAATAAACCGCACACCAAGGAACGGAAACACCCGGCTGATGTAGTTGCCTACCACAAGATAATCCCGCCCGAATCGGCTCAGATCCTTTACCAGAACACACTGAATTCTCCCATTTCGGATTTCGTCCATCATGCTGATGAAACCGGGACGCTCAAAGTTTTTTCCGCTGTAACCGTCGTCACAGAACTCCAACACATCGGCGTCCCGAAACTCGTCTCTTTCACGGAGGAAGGTACGCAGCAGATTCCTCTGATTGGAAATGCTTTCGGATTCCGTTTTGCTCGTGTTTTTCAGGTCTGCGTCTTCACTGGATAGTCGGAGATAGATGGCGGCGGTCATTCAGCGTTCACTCCCTCAATGTATTCCAACAGTGCCCGGTATTCATCACGGAAGCGGAAACGGATGTCCATACGATGGTCTGCATCAATGTAGATGCGTTCAATTAAGGCATGTGCCATTTCCGAATCCAGCGTGTCATTGTCCCGGAACGCTTGAAAGGCTCGCAGGAAAGGGTTTTCCGGCGTTTGAAGTACCGCCGTGGTACGATCCTGCGCCAGTGAAGCCAGAAGCTGTTCCGCTCTTTCTGCCTCTGCCTGATAGTGGGCTTTCAGCGAGATGTATTCCTGTTCCGTCATCAGCTTTTCAGCATAGTTCTGGTACAGACTGTCATACAAGGATTGACTGCGTTTCAGTGTGCGCCGTGCGGCCTCTGTTTTACGTTCCAGCTCATTTCTGCGTTCCTGTACTTTGGGAGCGGCTTCCAGCTTCTTCGTGACTTCGCCCAGCTCTGCTGCAATCGCAATCTGTGCTTTTGTACTTTCCAGAACTACGGCTATAAGCTCGTCCTCTGAAATGCTGACAAACGGACAGCGTTTCGGGTCATTGGCATGACCGGGACAAATGAAGGAATAGATGAGCTTTTGTTCGTGACAGACATTCTTATACCGTACCATCGGGCGATTGCAGCAGGGGCAATACACCAGCTGCCGAAGGATATTCGGCGTTGTCGCCAGTCGGTCATACTTGCCGAGATTTTGAAAATACGATTCTTTTTTCTGCTTCATGATTCGCTGCACCGTCTCAAAGGTGTCCGTATCTATGATGGGGTCATGGGTGTTTTCGACGATCTTCCAATCTTCTTTCTGCGTAAAGAACTGTGCCTTGCCGCTGTAGAAGGACTGCTTTTTTCTGCCTTGAACCATGTGACCGACATAGACCGGGTGAGTTAGAATGTTTTTCAAATTCTGCTGCTGCCATAGAGCACCCTTGTATTTCTCTGTCTTTACTTCTCCGGTCGCATGGAGATAGGCGGATGGCGATACAACGCCGGCGTCATTCAGCCTTCTGGCGATCTGTCCCACGCCGACCCCTTCACTTCGCCACGCAAAAATCTGGCGGACAACAGGGGCGGTTTCCTCATTGATCAGGAGATGGTTTTTGTTCTCCGGGTCTTTTCGGTAGCCATAGGGAGCCCATGCACCGATGAAATCCCCCTGGCGCTGTTTCGTTTCCAATGCGGAGCAGACTTTGTGGGAAATGTCCTTGCTGTATACCTCGTTGATGATGTTTTTCAGTGGAACGATATAGCCGTCCTGCGTTCTTTCTGCCGTCAGCGTGTCAAAATTGTCTGTTACGGCGATAAACCGCACACCGAGGAACGGGAAAATGCGTTCCAGATAATTGCCGGTCTCCTTATAGTTTCTGCCAAAGCGGGACAGGTCTTTCACCACAATGCAGTTGACCTCGCCACTGCGGACGGCATCCATCAGTTTTTCAAACTGTGGGCGTTCAAAGTCTGTTCCGGTACGCCCGTTATCACAGAACAGACCGCAAAAGGATAGATCCGGCTTGCTTTCTATGTATTCGCTCAAAAGCACCTTTTGGCTCTCTATGGTATCGGCTCCGGGCTTGCCGCTGTCTTCGACAGACAGGCGGACATAGCCCGCCGCACGATAGATTTTGCTTTGCTGCGGTTCCGCTTCGGAAAGGAGCGCAGTCGTCTTTCGTTTTGTTCTTGCCATGTCACATAGCCTCCGGCAATCTGGCCTGACGCATTACATCGCCCTGCCAGATGAAATCATCCTGCCAGCGGAAACGAATCTCCACGCAGTTGTTGTTATGAATGAAAATCTTGTCGATCAGGGCAACGACGACAGCACGATCCAGCTTTGTCAGTCCCTGCCGCTTTTTGAACTCCTCCATCCATGCGTTATCCGTTCCACGATTCCGAATGCTGTCCAGACTGTCTCGCAGAGCGTCCATCTGTTTTTCAGCTTCCGAAGCCCGGGAAGAGAAGTTCTGTTTCAGTCTGGTATACTCTTCACGGTCGATAATGCCGTCCGAAAGGTTTTCATACAACGAGGCCAGCAGCTTCTGGAGCTTTTCATATTCCGCCAGCTTCTGATCGAGCTGCCGCTGAACCTTCTGGGCTTCTGCGGTTCGGAGCGGTGCAGTATCGGTAATTTCCAGCAGTTCGCTCAAATCTACGACATCCTGAATATGCTGAGACAGGCTGTTGAAAACGATCTCCTCCAACAGATTGTCCCGAATGGCATGGGCATTGCAGGATTTGTCCTGCTTATTTGCCGAACACACATAGTAGACATATCGCTTTGTCCCCACCGGGACGGTCTTGCGGATCATGCTTGCGCCGCAATCGGCGCAGAATACCATTCCGCTGAACAGGGAAACCGTTTCCTGCTCCGGGCTGCGCCGGGTATCCAGCTTCAGCACCTTTTGAACGCTTTCAAAATCCATTCTGGAAATGATCGCTTCATGGCTGTTTTCCGTAATGACCCAATCGGCTTCCGCTTTGGCAATACGTTTGTGTACCTTGTAGCTGGGTGTTGTTTCCTTGCCCTGAATGAGCGTTCCGGTATAGACCGGGTTCTTCAGAACCCGCAGGACGGAGGTCGCAGACCACTTTGCCTGCGGGTTCGTTTTGAAAGCAGAGGTATACTTCATGCCGAGCGAACGCTTGTACTCCATAGGGGAAAGAACGCCGAGGCGGTTCAGCGTCGCGGCAATATCCTCCGGGCTGATTCCGTCCAGCTTCCAACGGAAAATATCCCGCACAATGTCTGCCGCATAGGAATCTACAATGAGGCGGTTCTTGTTCTGCGCATCTTTCATGTAACCAAAGACGGCGAAGGCTCCGAGAAACTGACCGTTTTTTCGCTTGATTTCCAGCTGGGAACGTATTTTAATGGAAATGTCCCGGCAGTAGGCTTCGTTGATCAGGTTCTTAAACGGAATAATCAGGTCATCCGAGGATTTGCGATCCATGCCGCTGTCAAAACCATCGTTGACGGCAATGAAGCGAACGCCGAGAAACGGGAAAATCTTTTCGATGTATTCACCAGCGTCCAGATAGTTTCTGCCGAAACGGGAAAGGTCTTTCACCACGATGCAGTCGGTGCGACCGGCCTTCACATCCTCAATCATCTTCTGGAATGCCGGACGGTCAAAGGTGGAGCCGGACCAGCCGTCATCCACCCGAACCGCACATTCCCGCAGCTCCGGGTGCTTGCGGAGATAGTCCCGCAGAAGCTCCCGTTGTCCGGTAATGCTGTTGCTTTCCTCTTTATCTCCGTCATCACGGGACAGGCGGAGGTAGAGTGTGGTATTCCATATCTTGGTGGTTTTCGTGTTCTGCATGATACCAACCCTTTCTGAATAAGATGCGGCAAGTATAGCCGCCTGTCCCGAATCTGTCGAAGGTGTCACAGCTTGGAGCGAATGTACCCGGCCAGTCGTTCTTCCAGCGTGGTTTCCGTGTCGGTAAAGCTCACGAGCACCACATATTTGCCGTGTTTATAGCAATAGGGATTCCCAATCTGCCGAATATAGTCCAGCATCCGTTCCCGTTTGGGAAGTGCGGTATTGACCTTCACATCCCGGATGTCCTTTAGCGTGGAACGGTCGATGTTTTCAATCATTTCCTTCGGATACAAATGATTACCTCCCCGTGCGTTAGATTTGCTTTACTGTATGAGGGAAAAGAACGGCGTTAGAACTTCAAAGGCAGAGCGGTCTGGATGCGGGAGCCGTTGTAGATGCGGTAGAGCTGATTGATGTACCGTTTGGTTCCGTGCAGGGTCTTATCTGCGTTTGCATTGTCGTGAATCACGTCGGGAGAGACAACACGGAGCCGGTCAATGAGCTTGCCCCGGTCGTATTCGCCGTAGTAAAGCTCCACAAAGCCCATCATGCCCTTCACCATGTCTGCCAGCAGAGAACCGGGCTTGCCGTCCCACGCCGTCAGGAGAATATGCAGTCCCTCCATATACAGCTCCGTGTCAAGGCGCTGGTATTCGTGAAATGCAGTGCGGATGCAGTTGAGGCGGTAGTGACCGCCGCTCTGGTCGCAGCCCAGATACAGACCGGCAGCTTCGGTTGCCTGCTGAAAAGCAATGGCCTCGGCGTC